ATGTAAAGAGAAGAGTACTTGAATGCTTCTTAGAGACTGCTAAGATAGCACTAAAAGGAAAGAATAAAAAGTTTCAATATATATTACCGGACTATTCAATGAAAGTCATGGATATTGATGGTGATGAATTTGCTGAGTGTGACTATGGTCTTGTAGTAGATAATAGTAATGCTATTCAAGAACTTCAACAGAAGATGGACACTCTTGCTCAAGCTGCTCTACAAAATCAAACATTGAACTTCTCTACTATTATGAAACTCTATAATAGTTCTTCTCTTGCAGAGAAACAAAGAATGGTTGAAAAGAATGAAGCAGAACTTCTACAGAGACAACAAGAAGCTCAACAGCAGCAAGCAGAGATGCAACAGCAACAAATGCAAGCTGAAGCTCAAGCTAAAGAAGCTGATATGCAACTTAAAGACCAGTTAAATCAAAGAGATAATGAAACTAAGATTGTAGTAGCTACTATCTCAGCTAATAGTCATTCTGATGATGGTATTCAAGAACCGGAGTTTTCAGAAGAAGCTAAAGCTAAACTAATGGAATCCATGAGACAATTTGATAAGAGGCTTGAGCTGGATAGAGAAAGATTAGCATTTGATAAGCAGAAGGCTAATACTGATGCTGAACTTAAAAGAAGACAAATAAATAAATCCAATAAAACAAGTAAGTAATGTTTTTCACAACGGATGATTATAAAAAGATACAGCAATGGTTGCAGCATAACTCTGTAAGAGATGCAGATTTACCTGAAACTGGAGAGTTAAAAGGAACTGAAACTCTTGTTATAGTACAGAATGGTAAAAATGCCAGAGTAGCTCTATCTGAGTTTGTTGACCAACTATTTCTATTAGGTACCCCTGATTTTGTAAATACTACTGATAAATTTAGTGCTCATAGCTTGGAAGAGTCCATAAAAGCTATTCCATACAGAGCAAGAAAGACTGGTCAGATGATTACCTTTATTACTGATGAGGGGGATTGGAAGGTATACCAATTCAGAGGTCAGAGAGTTAATCAATGGAATACTAATTCCTTATGGGTTGAATTATAAATAATATGGCAGAACAACTAGTAAAGAAAGAAGGTCAGGGGTATAATAGAGTGTACCCCAAGACCTTTATAGATTCAATTACAGACAGAGAGACTGGTCAAAATCTTACTGAAATTCTTTCTAATTTTAACTGTTACTTTCTACCTTATACTGGGGATGATGAATCTACTAGACTACAAGTACCAGCTTTATTAAGAAAAGCAGGTCTCTGGATTACTTATATTCCAGCTGGAAAAAGTATAGTAGTGGAATATTATTCATCTAATGATATAAGTGATGATGCTTGGAAATCCAGTAAGAATTGGTCCAAAGGCTCCAATACTCTTGTTGGAGAAATATCAATATCTTCTGATGGATATTGGATTATAAATGGAAACAAGACTGATATTAGAGCCACTGGAGATACAGGTATTACTCCTATTATAAAAATAGAAGACAATAAATTTCAGGCTTCCTATAATGAGGGAGAATCTTTTGTAGACCTTAGTAATTTGCCTGTATATACAAAATTTAGGGTTACTGATAATAAACTTCAAGCCTCTTTTGATTTAGGTATTAATTGGCAGGACTTCAGTGATTATATTGCTGCTTGGTTTAGATGGGTAAAAGGAGAAGATGATACCTTAGGTAAAATCCAAATAAGTAGAGATAACTCAACATGGGATGACCTTACTCCTTACATCTCTAATAATCTCAAAATTCAGGGATACTATAAAACTATTGATGCTGCCCCTAAAGAACCTGCTCTTGGATATATGATTTTGGTTGGACCAAATAGTGAATCTAATTATGAGTTATATATTTATATTAGTACTGGTTGGTTAAACTTAGGCTCCTTTCAAATTGTACAGGCAGGTATTATTGACAGCATTGATAAAGATAGTACAGATGAAACTAAGGTACCTACTGCAAAAGCTGTTATTGATTTTATTAGTCCCATTGAAGAAAGAGTCGAAACTCTAGAAAGTCAACTAAACAACCTCACTATTGAGGCACCTCTCAGTGAGTCAGACTTTGAGTCATTAGAAAGCAATGGTGAGCTTAAGAAAAACAGCCTTTACTTTGTATTTGAGAATGATGAAGAGGGGGGTACCTAATGGCATTATACTATAAAGACAAAGAGATAATAGCTGTATATTATGGAAGCAAAGTAATTACAGCTATTTATAAAGGTGCTAAAGTAATCTGGGAGGCTGCTCTTAGATTGTGGAAAGGCACTCAAGTATGGAAATCAAGTGAAACTTGGAAATATTAAATAATTTATGGCAAGTTTAAATTCAGATAAAGGGACTATTACATCTCTTGACCAATCCTGGGAAGGACACAGCCATTATGAGGTCGAGCAGTTTCTCAAGGACCAAATAGAAATCCTAGGTGGTCAAGTTGTAAGGTCTAAGATTTCTCTTGCAATTGATGGTAATTCTATCAAGTCATTCCTTAATGGAGCAAGTAATGTATCCTTTGGATACACTGTAACCTACAGTAAGGATAATGTAGATATGACCTCTTGTAAGATTAGAATCTCTGTTGGAAACAAGGTTGTATACAATGGAGATATAGTGGCTGGAAGTTTAGTACAGTCTCCTAACATTGCATCATACCTTAATGCTCTGAGTGATTCAGTAATCTATGTTACTCTTAGAGCTTATGATATTGATGAAGATGGCAATGAAACAGCCTATAGCACTGCTAGAGTTACCTACAATAAACAGACTGCTACTACTATTAGTAACACTGCTCTAGGTACTGTAGACCCTGCTAAATTAGTATATGATATTACCTTCTCTACAGATGAGGCTACCTTATTTGCAGAGTTTTATGATGCTAGTGGCACAACACTTCAACAAACTGTAAAGAGAACCTTTACTTCAAAAGGTCAGGCTACAGTAAGTGTTCCTACCCTAGTTAAGGGTGCTCATGTTGTTAAGGCTTACTTGGTATTAAATGATACTGACGAGACAAAGGGTAATACAGCAAGTACTACTATTATTAGTACTAATGGTGCTAATGATGGAGACATCTTCATAGTTGTAGGCACTGTAGATGATGCAGTTGTAAATGACTATGTAGATATTCAGTTCTCTGCTTATGTTTACAGAACAAGCAATGTAGGTGATGAAGTAATTCCTGTAGCTATGGAAGAGCTGTCAGGAAATACTTATATAACAAAAGCTGTCAGAAATGCAGCTAATGGTGCTAGACAAACATGGCATTATCTTGTTAAGTCAGACTTTGTAAATCTAAGAATTGGTGTTCCTCAGGTTGATAGCAATGGTGACCTTGTGTACAGTAGAACTGGTGTTCTTCAGTTTGAAGAGGGTGATGGTAACCCTGTACAATTCTCATTTGAAGCAACACAATCTACTGTTAACTGGATTACTCCAGAGAACTCTGTAGCATATTTCACTGCACAAAATAAGTCAAACAATGACTTTGATATTGGCACATGGGAGAACAGTGGTAAGAGCTTTGCCTTTGAAGATGTTCAGTGGAATAGTGCTGGTAGTGGCTGGAAGGACATTAAGTTCAAGTCAGGTTCACCTGTTGATGACTCAACTACTGCTGGCAAGTATGATAATACTTCGACTGCTCTTCACCTTATAGGCACTTCTAAAGCCTACATAAAGGACTTCTATCCATTCTACGATACTACTGTAGCTGCAACTCTGTCAGGTGGTGGTATCCTTGCTAAGGGTAGAACTCTGAAGATGTCCTTTATGATAAGGAATGTAAGTAACCCAGATGAAAGAATCATTGATTGCTTTGATGACCAAAGCAAGACAGGTTTCTATGTAACTGGTAATGCTATTTATATTAACCTTGGAGAGGAGCTTGTAAGTCTTCCTGAGGAAGGTCAAGCTAAGGCAGGTCACAATGCTAGAAGGTTTTCTGCTGATACCAAGTTGGATTTGACAATTACAGTACAGCCTTACTATGAGAATGGTGCTGAAACTAAGCATGAACTTAGATACTATATCAATGGTGAGATTGCTGGTTTTGCTGTGCTTGAAGCTACAAGCTTGTCACAAACTAATCCTACCCTACTTAAGTTTGGTGGCAGTGGTGCTATCATAGACCTGTTTGATGTTAGATACTATGATAAGGCTCTTAGCTCATTTGAAGTTCTTCAGATGAGAACTATGGACCTTGATAGTTCAGCAGAGATTGCAGAGACATTTAATAAGAACAACTTCTATGAAACTGACTCTGATGGCTCTCCTGTAATTACTCTTTCAGAAGCTATTGAGTATGGTAAGTATCTAGCTTCACAGGGAATCACTGACTTTGCAGTTTGGGCTTGTACAAACCTATGTAATGGTGAAGCCTACATTGGTAATACAAAGACCCACTCTACTAAAGCTGAATCCTTCTACCTATATAAGTTTAAGCAGGATGCTGATGGTAAGGGTATAATTGACCCTGACTACACTATCTTTGTAGAAGCTATGGGTATTGATACAGATAAAGCTGAATCTTACCTTAGACTTAGAAGACAGGGTACTTCTACTGCTTCTTCTACTAAGGGTAATATCAGACTTGATGTTAGAAATACTTGTAGAATCCATAAGTACAATGCCTCTACAGGCAAGTTCTATGAATGGGATGGTGACTCAACTCACTGCTATGAAGTTAAAAAGAAGGCTGCTATTTGGCAGATTCCTAATGATGATACTATTGCTTGTCAGCTTTTGACTTGTAAGAAAAACCCTAATGAATCTACACAAGCAAGAAACCTACCTACTGCTAAGTGGTATGAAGACTGCTGTAGATACCTCGCTACTATAAACACAGGTACTTCCGATGCTCCTGTTTATAAGTATGAGGACTGTCTTACAATGCCTCAGAGAAAAGAGCTTCAGAGTATTATTGAGAATAACCCTGACCTAAGTAGAACTGACCAAATAGCTAAGATTAAAACAAGACAATGTGTGAATGGTATTCCTAGCCTTGGCTTTGAGATTGGTTACTCTGATGATGATTCTACTAAGAATGACCCTCTTTCAAATACAGCTACCTTTGGTGGTCAGTTTGACCTTATCACTGATAAATCAAACATGACAGTGTTTGGATTTGGTGGTTACAATACTCAAGATGCTGATGGTAATGTTACTTGGCATAGCAATGAAGATGATGAGGACTTCTCTGCTGAATGGAGACAGAATGATTCTGCTGTATGTAACTTTCTAACTGCTGACCTAAGTACTCTCTCTGGTGATGATAGTTATGCTGCAAAGGCTATGGAATACAGATACCCTGTAGATTATCCTACTGAGGATGTTGTAACTCCTGTTTCCCCTGCTGCTAACTCTGATACATGGAAGGAGCTTTATCCTAATGGTACTAGAGGTATGGCACTTGATGGTCCTATTCAAAGGCTATTTGACTTTGTTAGAACCTGTGCTCTTGATAAGGCTGATGTAGCTAATGAAGGTACTTACTATAGTGGTGGTGAAGTTCAGAATTACACAAAGACAGGGCAAATACCTATTGGTGAAGTTACTCTTGGTGAAGCTAATCTTAATCCTTCTGCTTACACTTGGAAGACAGATAATGTAACTAACAGAGTTGAGAAGTTCCATACTGAACTTGGTCACTATGTAACTGTCAACCAAATTCTGTTCAATGGTCTTGCAATCCTTGCTGCTCTAATGTGTGACCAGGATACTAAGAATCAATTCTTCACTCACTTTACTGGTGAGTATGATGAAAATGGTAAGCAAATTCTTAGACTTCTAGGTTATGACTTTGACTCATCTTGGGGTATTGATAATGATAACTTCTTTAGATTCCTCTATACAGTTCTATATGATGATGGTCTATATGATGGTAGAGGTATTGACCCAGTAACAAAGGAAGAGAAAGGCCCTATGTTCTGGAAACTTATCTTCAAAGCATTCAAGAGTGAAATGGCTACAATAGCTAATCTTCTTTACTCTGGATTCCTAAGTAAAGATGCCCTCTTGAAGTACATGGAGACTAATCAGGTTAATTTGTACAATGCTCTTATCTATAATGCTAACTCTGAGTACTCTTATACATCAAATGCTGCGGACTACCTAAAGACCCATGGTTCTGCTAAAGAGCATACTAGATGGTTTATTGAAGGTAGAATGCACTTCCTGAGTGGTAGACTTAGTGTAGGTTCTACAACTATTGGTGGTGACTTTGCAATAAATGCAGCTAACTTTAATCTTGCAACCTTTTCTAATGAGCTTATAGCAGAGTACCCTCTGAATGCAGCTAACAGAGGTAAGGATGATTGGGCTATTGAAGTTCAGGGTTATGAAAGAACAGCAGCTTGTTTAAGGTATGGTGCTGGTGGTTTCTTCCCTGTAGTTGAAGTCAATGTAAACACCACATATGATTCAAACTATAAGCCAATAAATGTTGAATATGAGACTGCTGTAGTCAAGGCTGATTCTACTATTGGTTCATCTGCTGGTGATAACAGATTGGCTATATTTGGAGGTAAACACTTGAAGTCTGTTAAAGGATTGTCAAGATGGTATATTGCTAGTGTAATGGACTGGGGTGACCTAACCAATATTGAGGAACTTGAGATTGGTAGTACTGAGAACTTGGGTACTGAAGAGAATCCTGAGTACTATAGAAATCCTAACCTTACTTCACTTGCACTATCTAAGACCTTTGGTTCTTGTAAGAAGTTCAATACTGCTGGTTGTCCTAGCCTTCAGGGTAACTTCAGCTTGAGCAGCTTCCCAGTACTTGAGGAGTTTGAAGGTATTAGAATGGATGGTGTAACTTCAATTACACTTCCTATTAGTAATAGCTTGAAGAAGATTAGCTATCCTAAGAACCTTACTTCTTGGACAGTAGACAATAAGCCTAACCTTGAAAGTATCACCTTTGAAGGTACAGACTCATTGACTTCTATCAGTGTTACTAATTCAAGTCAGTATGCAGCAAGTTATGCAGTAACTCTACTTAATAATATGTTAGTATGATACAAAATTTTACATGGAACAATGGGACCCTAGAAAGTCCCATTGTCCTTACACCAAAACAAATTTCAGCACTTGTATCAGCAGGGGACAATCCTGATATTAATGCGAGTGTAAAAGGGGTTATCAAAAGCTCTGCAAGTCTTTATAAACATGTTAGGTATGCACTAAATAGATTATATGGTAATGACCTAACATTAATAAATGAAGACTTAACAGATGTGTTTAAAATATCAGCTCCTAGTAGTAATCTTCTTGAGGGTAATTCTATGTCTATTAAAGTAGACAGTTCTACTGGTATGAGTACAAAGGATTTACAGTATGTACTTCTTTTTGATTCAATACAAACTGATGGGGAAATAAGTGAAGATACTATTAAGTCTAGAATATCAATTGAAAATGGTATACTTAAAATAGCTCCTGCACAGGAGAATAGTAGTTGGTCAGTCTCAGTAACTGTAAGAGCATATCCCTTATATGAAGATATAAGTACTTCAGACAATTATGAAGATACTACTCCTATATTATGCAAGGCTATTGCTATAACAGACTTTACAATGGAAGCTACTGAATTTATACAAATTAATTCAAGTACAGATATATCTTATACTATTCTTCCTAGTAATAATACAAAAACTGATTTAATTAAAATTGAATATGCTATTACATCAGGAAATGGCTCTATTTCTAATGATAAATTCTATTCTTCTGCAAAGGAGGGAGAGACTACTATTTTAGCTACCTGTACACTTCCTGATAACACAAAATTTTCATCTTCTGTAAAAATAACTACTAAGAATACTACTCAATCTACTATTACTATTTGGAACGGAGGAGTGAATGGTGGAATATCTGATACTGAATCAATGGTATCTGGTGATACAGTAGCTGATAAAGACCTATCAAAAATACAAGATAACGTAATTCTGTGGATTAGAAATAATTCTCATTTATACTTATGCAAGTATATAGACAGAGAAACAGGAATGAAGATTAAACAATTGGATGATAATGATAAGACAAAGTACTCTGATGGTACTGATGCTCCAATTGATGGTACTCCTGATTCTGATGGTATCATAAGAGATGTAATGCTTAGGCTTCCTACTTTCTATTTCAAATGTACTACAAATTCAGAAGATGATAATGCCGTTGATATAATCTTCTCACTAGTTCAAGATGAGGATAATAGTTTCCATAAGTGGGATACTAATAAACTTATAGCTGCTTATGAGGCCGTTGTTTATAGAGATGGCTCCCCATTTAATCCTACAAATGGTCAGGCTTATACAATAGGTGATACTTTGTATAGTATTTCTGGTGTTACCCCCACAAGGTACTATAGTACAGATTCTTTTAAAAAGGCTGCCAGAGCTAGAAACTCCGCTTCTGTTGGTGTAGCTAAAGATGGCTTCCAAATAATTGACTATGATTCTCATGTTATTATGGCTCTGTTGTATTATGCTTACTATGGTGGGAAGAGTATCAATTGCCAAAAACTGATTGGTTATGGTACTGGTAGTTATCCTAAAATAACAGGCCAAGCAGACAGTCTTGGTATTAATGATTCTATATCTGAAAATACTAAAAGTATTAACTTCTGGGGCCTAGAAAACTGGTGGGGAGACCTATATGAATGGACTGATAATATTATAACTAGTAATAATACAGGGTTAATTAGAATAAATGATTATCAAGGAAATGCTATTAGGTATTTACAAGTTCCTAGTGATTACGTTGGTCAGGGTAAGTGCATTTCAAAAATGATTTTAAATGATTCTACACTTAAAATTAGTGGTTCAGATGAAATTAATGCTAAGTATAGTAACTATCCTGATTTATTCTGGAAGGAATTAGATACTACAGACTATAGTAAGTACTATGCAGATTATGGATTTGTTGGGGCTAGTGCTGGTCTTGTGGCTCCGCGTGGTGGTGCTAGCTCTGATGCTTCTGGTGGTGTCGGTTATCTCCTTTTGAGTTATGATGCTGGCGTTGCTTATGCTTATAGTGGTTCTCGGTTGGTTTTTTGTGGTACAGTAACAGATATAACTGGAACAGCTGAAGCTGATAGCTTCTAAATTTAGTGAGTGATAATTAAAATTGTATTGAGTACTCTCCTGTAAAAGGGGGAGTACACTTTACGAGGTATATAAGTGAGCACTGTTAAATAGGTATTATTAATAAAAATAAGTAATATTCTATTAGTAAAAACATATTTGTTAAGGCTAATACTAGTAATGTAGCTAAACGTAGTAGTAATAGCTCTGATGCTAATAGTAGTGTCGGTTATCTCAATTTGAATAATGATACTAGCAATGCTAATGCTAATAATGGTTCTCAGTTAGTTTTTGTTGAAATAGTTTTGAATATTTTTTGTAGAGTTTAATTAAGCTAACTTCTTATATACCCTGCCTCTTGGCAAAAGATTACTTATAGGTTAGTAAGTACACTTAAGTGTGTGACGAATCCCTTTAATTTCAACAAAAAATATAGATATGATAAATGAAGACTTATAGTAACTTGTTTGACAAAATATGCACGATTGAAAACTTCCAAGCTGCATATCAGAATGCTATAAAAGGTAAGATGCACTATAGGGAAGTAATAGAGATAGAAAAGAACAGAGATACCTACTTGGAGACTCTACTGGAAGAAGTAAAGTCCAAGAAATATAAGGTCTCAGAGTATACAGTGTTCAACCTCTTCACAGGCCATAAGATGAGAGAAATCTTTAAACTACCTATGAGAGATAGAATAGTACAACACGCTATTATGATATACTGTGAGCCAATATTCAGAGAGACATTCATTCTAGATACCTATGCTTCTATTAAGACTAGAGGTATTCACTTAGGGTTACAAAGAGTGAAGAAAGCTCTAAAGAAGTACCATTACAAGTACTGCTTAAAACTGGATATACACAAGTGTTATCCTTCACTAGATAAGGAAATATTAAAGAAGAAACTAGCAAGGAAGTTTACAGACCCTGACTTACTAGACCTGCTATTCAAGATAGTAGATAGTTGTGAGAAAGGTGTTCCTATTGGAAACTATACATCTCAATATTTCAACAACTTCTACTTCAGTGATTTTGACCACTGGATAAAAGAGGTTAAGGGTATTAAAGCCTACTTCAGATATTGTGATGATATGGTTATACTGAGCAATAGTAAAGAAGAGCTTCATACTCTGCTAGAAGAAATAATGGGAAAGATGAAAGAACTCAATGTTTCACTCAAAGAGAACTATCAGTTGTTTCCTATTGATTCTAGAGGTATAAGCTTCCTTGGTTATATAATTACAGAGGACTGCATCAAGGTTAGAAAGAACACTAAGAAGAACTTTGTGCACAAGGTATCAAAGATGAACTTTTCTAACCCCTCAGCCAAAGACATTAATGTACTTGGTTCATATTGGGGTATCTTAGTTCATGCTGATTGTAGACACCTATGGAAATCATACATTGGTTGTAGTACATTCAAATCCTTCATGAGGAGATACAAGTGTTCAGCTAGAGATGTTCTTAATAAACATATCAGGGTGCTAAGGGCTTACAGAAAGTATTCATCTGGTAAATGGTACACTGTTATGGAAGCTCTTGTTGGAAATCTGTATGCCACAATTAAAACTACAAGTAAGTATTTAGCAGTAGCTCTAAATGCTGTACTTCCATTTGATACATATATTATAGCTACTCAAAGAGGTTATAGATTTAATACAATTGTAATATGAATTGGACAAAAGGTAACACAGAATGGCTGAAGTCTGTAGAGTGTGTAAACACTAAGAAGGGTATTTACTATGTAAATATGGCTCCTACTGAATACCACAGTGAGGATGAAGAATCCTCTAATGTGAGGTATGTTAACTTCAGGATTGACCACCTTCCTTCAACTAAGGAACTTAAAGACATGCTAGTCTCAGTTCAGAATGACTATGACTCAAGTGATGAGGTCAATGGTTTCTATGTTGGTGGTAATATTGTATGGCTTGATAAGTCTACCAGACTTGGTCTAATCAACAGTCTTACTATACAGAAGGAAGAAGGCAATACAGAAAGTACTCTATGGCTTGATGGAGTGTCTTACACAGTAAACATTGATGCTGCTCTACAGTTCTTGAAGACTCTTGAACTCTATGCTATTGAGTGCTATAATGTAACTCAACAGCACCTAGCAGAGATTGAGGCTCTAACAGACAAAGGTGCAATTTTGACTTATGATGTAACTAAAGGTTATCCTGATAGAATATCATTTGGCTAATAATGAAGAGGCTCTAATTTTGGAGCCTCTTTAATTTTTGAATTATACCTGTATAACTAAATTACCTATACATTTGCATAATTCATAAATTTTACTTAATTTTGCAGCTAAAAA